CGAGATGAACTCCAGAGCGCCGAACACGAGCTGAGACTCTGGCGTCGACATCTGCTCGAACGTGCCTGCCGTGTACGTCGAATTGATGTTCGTTCGGTAGACCATCTCTGAGTAGCTCTGCGTGAACGCTCCGAGTTCCTTGATGGCGAGCGTGGCGATGTCTTTCGTCAGACCGTAGTCGAGAGTCCTCTTCAGAACATCTTGAACTCTCTCGGTGACCTTTATCTCGAAACTCTTCGCGAGCCCGAATCCATGCTTATCCTTGTACAGCCTTTGGATCGCCTTGTATCGCGGCTCGATCTCTCCGTCGACGATCACGGGCTTCGCCAGCTCAGGAGTTCTCTCGACGATCGACGTGACGGCATCCTCCCAGCGTGTCGGGTTAACGACGTCAGAGATCGTTGTCGTCGAAGCCGCGAACATAATAGGGGCGGCGAAGGGATCGCTGAGATCGAGCCCGCTACCCTCCACCACGGACCGCGCTTGCAGTATCACCCGACGCCGCCCCATCAAGTCTGCGAGTGATAGGGTATTCGCGAACAGCGTGACCAGAGCACTCGTCGCCGACTGCATCTTCGCATCGTCAGACGTCGCAGAGGCGGCGATCATCCGCTTCGCGATCTTCTGGAACTCGATCGTCGAGTCGTCAGACAGCCGAGCCAGCTCGTCTGACTGCGGGTTAGATCGTGCTATCGGCATGCTTTCCCTCCCATGCGTCGAGGTTCGGTTCAAGCATCAGGAGCCCCCTGAGGAGCCCCAGGATCGCCTGTAATCGACGCTGGCGGGGTCAGAGCAGGAACACCCTCGCCAGAATCCCCGACGAGCTGCTGGGCTTCTGGGAGCGTCAGGTGGAAGAACAGGACGAACAGCCTGACGGCTGTCTCTTTCGTGATCGTGCCCTCGCCGAGCGAGTTCAGGATCTCGATCGCCCCGGTGATCCCGCCGACCTTTCCGAGTAGCTCGCTCTCGACTTGATCCTCGGGAGTGCTGTCAGGCTCTGGGATGCTCGGTGAGTCTGTCGATGCTGTAGAGGGGGGAGACACGAACGATGAGAACGCCTGCTGATCTCCGCCTACCATGCCGAGCCCTGACTGCTGCACAGGCTCGACAACGTCGTCATCATCTCGCGGCTGCTCGAAGTCCGCTGCGGAGTACAGCTCCTCCCGTTTGATCGGAGCGTACTGAAGGAAGATCGCAGCCCGCTCCGCATTAGCTCTCGGGTCGTTCGTCTTCTGCGAGGTCGTCACGAACTTCGGACGGCGAGCAGAGCCGAGCCCCGATGCAGCAAGTTCTCGACGGTTGTACTGCATGAAGCAGCGGATCAGGTCTGAGGTGATCGCCTCGTCGATCACGGCGCGATCGAACTCGGTACGCTCGTCGGAGGTGTTCTCCTCAGTCTTCGCCTGTGCGAAGCTCCCGGTGTCGACGTTCGCTCCGAAGGGTCTGACGCTGCCCATGCAGACCGCGATCTTCATCGACTCGATCTTCTCGAAGACGCCCTGTGCGAATGACAGCCCCCCCGTCGGGGCGTCCTCGATCACGATATCATCGTCCTTATCAATCACTAGCTCGTGCCGACCCTTCGTGCGTTCGAGCATCGTCAGCATGTCGTCGAGCTGCGTATCGGCATCCTTGCCCGAGGCTCCTCGTTTCGACGTGTCGACCTTGCCGATGCGGGTGCCCTGCGCCGATCGCTCGACACCTTGCAGCATGTCCTTCATGACGCGGCTGCCAGCCCACCACAGGAAGTACAATGTGTCGAGGAGGCCGCGTCCGTAGCCGAGACGAGATTCTTCCGATCCGAAGATGACCTTCACGAAGCTCTTCCGAAGGTCGACGTCCTCCCACTTGCGACGGCGAATGCTGAAAAGCTGCGGCTTCGTGAAGAGCCCGCCGTCATCGTCTCGTGCGTTGACATACTGAATCCGGTACTTGTCGACATGCTGGAGGTGTCGCGGCATCCACCAGTCGAGCGCAGACGTCGTCCCGTTGAATCTTCTCAGTCGACGGCTGCCAGAGATGTACGCGTACTCCCTCGCTCGGAAAACCGCATTCGCCAGCATCGCTCGACTCTGCGCGAAACCTTCGATATCCTCCAGCATCTCTCGAATGATATCAGCGATCAGGACGTCATCCTCGTCCTTCGTCGCGGGCTCAATTTGCCAGCTCTTCGCCGCGATGATCGAGCGCCGCTGCATGATCGCTTGCATGATCGTCGGGTCGCGCTGGATCAGCTCCCAAACGTTCGTCTCCTTCTCCTGTGCGAAGGAGGGCTCGATAATCTTCCAGTGGTTATTGTAGATGCTCGCCAGAGCGTGCGAGTAGAGGTCTGCGACAGGGCGGAGACCTTGCAGAACTGGGATACCGGGCATCGGCTCGCCTTTCGTTACTCGATCACATCTAACTCGACATGCAGAACAGGAGCAGTCTCAGCCGATGTGTCTGGTAGCTCCTCACGTTCTACGGTCCCGTCTCCGCAGTCGCAAGCGATTAGACCCTCGTCATCGCATCGATGGCAGACGCTGTGGAAGAACGGATCAGGCTGACGCCCCTTGCATCGTGGGCAGCAGATCTCGCCCCATCCCTCGCACGTCATACAGGTCATGCGGCTCATCCGGCGACAAGCTCGTCGAACTCGTGCCGCCAGTCTCCCGGCGTTCTCCGTCTCCGCTTCTGATCGGGGCGACGACGAGCGGCACCCCGGGTCGCGTAACACCAAAACGCCATAGCCAAAGCATCGGCGCGGTCAGGGCTGCCGAGATCCGGGATCCTCTTCGCCAAGTCTTCCTTGCGTTCGAGCTTAAGCAGTCCCGACGGCGCGAAACCATACGTCAGGCTCGTCAATTGCTTCTGCGTTCGCTTGCTCGGGTCCGGACGCATCGAGACGTGCCCGTCGCGTAGAGCGTCGGCGAGAAGAAACCACGCCATCGCCCGATGATTAAAATACTGTTCCCATCGTGCGTCGTACTTCTTGCCGGGCTGAAAGTCCGGCTTCAGTCCGCCCTGGAATGGGACGACGTTCCAGCCGTTCTCGACGACGGTCGGGTGCTTCCGTAGCGCATCCCATACCGGCTGACCCATGCCGTCAGCGTCGACGCATATCTCGAGGCCGGCGGCAGGGTGCCCGAGCGCCTCGTTGATGATCCGCGCCTGGAGCTCCACAGGCTGAAGCGTCGAGGATGCGATCGTCTTGACGTGCGAGGCTCCACGGAAGACCGCGATCACCGACTCGTCGGTGCCGAATCCGGCCACGTCGACGCCGAGTGTCACCGGGCCTTTGGTCCCTGGCTCGCGCTCCTCGGCAGCGCGAACCCACGAGGGACGCATCACCGTGGAGGACCCGGCGTCGGGGAAGTGACCGCGCACGAATGCCAGGAAACGCGGGTCGTCCTCCGAGCCGTATTCGGCGAGCTTGTCGTCGACCCATGCCTGCGTTGCCGCGCCGGGGACGAGCTCCTCGCCGGTGGTCACGTTCGGGTGATCGAGAGAATCGAGGTGTACGGCCTTCCAGCGCGAGTTCTCCATGCAGGCGTCGTGGAACGGACCGGTCGGATCGCCCGGGTTGCCGATCGCGAGAATGGTGTTGAGCTCGCCCGTTGCGAGTCGGGTGCAGGCGTCCCAGACATTCGCAGAGACGCCGGCAGCCTCGTCGATAATGATCAGGAGATGCCGAGCGTGGAAGCCGCTCATGGCATGCGGGTCGTAGTCTTTCGACGCGAAGCCGATCGCGAACTCGTTTCCCGGGAACTTCCACATCGGCTCGACCGGCAGCATGTCGCCACCGAGCCGGACGCGAGCGCCGCGGTATCTCTGACGCAACTCGCCCCAGAGGACCTTCTCGACCTGGCGCGTCGTCGGTGCCGTGGTGATCACCTTCGAGCCGGGGAAGGCCGTCTTGTACCAGAGCGCGATGTCAGCGGCGACGAAGGACTTCCCCGTCGAGTGACCGGAATGCACAGCGACGCGCCGGTGACTCTTCACGGCGTCCAGGACGCGGAGCTGCTGGAGAGTATAGGTCCCGCAGACCATATACTCGTCGATCAGCTTGCGACGCTTCTCAGCTCTTCGGCGTGCGGCCGTTGCCGTTGGTCCCGTTGCCGTTGGCGCTGGCGCCGTTAGCTCCGGCAGGCCGCCGAGAAGACGGACGCCGAACTCGGCCGGGTCCGCCATTGTCGCGATCAGTCGCTCGCGTGTTTGCTCTGATAGCATGCTCACGTTTGCGCTCTATAGCAGCCGAGACGTCCGGCTCCATGGCCTTGTCGACGGTGATCGCTCCGGAGTGCTCGACCCGCTGCGGTGCCTCGAGGCCGAGTATCCTATCGATCCGGGACTGCGCCTTGATGCGTTCGAAGTTCGTCGCGGTCGGATCACGGACGACCTTCGCATAGACGTTCAGGCTGCACCCTCGCTGCTCCTGCGGGTTGCCGTCCGCCGTTTCCTTGAGGACCTGCCTTGCGCGACCCAGATAAATCTCCGTCGAGCGCGGAGAGACACTATAGCGTCCGGCGACGGTTCGCTTTATCTGCCCGTCGTGGTAGCCCAGGGACATCAGATCGACGACGAGCTGGGTCCGCTCCTCGGCTTCTCGTTCGGTGCAGCGGTGCCCGCCTCCGCCCTTCTTTTTTTCTTTCTCAGGCATGCTTTCGCTTCGCCTTCTCGCCGGTGAGGTTCTGCCAGCGCTCGACGACGACGTCGCAATAGGCTGGTGATATCTCCACGCCCAGACAGGTTCGGTCCAGTTGTTCTGCTGCGATGAGGGTGGTGCCAGAGCCGAGGAACGGGTCGGCGACAACGCCACAGAAGGGAACATTACCCAGGAGTTCCCCGATTAACTCGACCGGTTTCTCGGTTGTGTGGTGGATGTTCCCGGACCTTTGCGAGCCGACCACATTCCCTTTCGCAGGTGATGACTGGCCAAAAGGAGGTGGGTCTTTACACCCCCACAGGATCAGTTCGTGTTGAGCCCTCCAGCCCCTGCCCATACCGGGTGTCCCTTTGTCCCAGACGATCATGGACCGGACACCGTAGCCTAACGACTCAGCGACATCAAACAGCCAAACCCACATCCTCCAATCCGTGAAGGCATAAAGGTACGGTGCTTGGAAGTTGCCGACGGAGGATTTTAGGAGCGCTACGAAGCCTCTACTGCTAAGCCTGTCGTTCACTATTTTTCCATGAACCGCGCTTGTACCCACTGACCCACCAGACTTGCCGCTCTCTTGAAACCCACCAGAGCAGTAAGGAGGATCGGTACAGACTAAATCCACGGCAGTCCCTGCCAATAGCTGCGCAACCGCCCCCGCGTCGGTACTGTCCCCGCACAGCAGCCGATGCCTGCCCAGCGTCCACAGGTCGCCCGGCTTCGTCACCGGCTCGGCCGGCGGCTCTGGAACTTCGTCCTCTTCGATCTCGCCTGATTCGGGGACGATCCCGGCGTCCGTCGCCAGCTCGTCGAGCATGGTCGCGAGTGCCTCATCGGAGGTCTGCACGTCCTCGAGGACGGACTTAAGAATCGCCGCGTCCGTCTCGGCCATGGCGCTGATCGGGTCGAAGGTAGCCAGCAGCTTCACGGCCTCCGCCTCGTCGACATCGACGACCAGGACGGGGACTTCCTGCTCCGCAGCGATGTCCTGTCGGAGGTGACCGTCGATCAGCTCGAGGCCCTCGGGCGTCTCCCGGGCGACCGCAGCACCGGCGAATCCGACCTCGGCCAGGACAGCGGAGAGTGCCTGCTTCTGGCTTTCGGGATGCTGTCGCCAGTTGCGCGGATTCTTCAGGAGCTCGCGTGCCGGGACTCTGCGCAGCTCACGGATCCGGTCGCGGAATGGCTCAGGCTTTCCCATGCTTCCACCCCGACACGATCACGAACTCGCCACCGGGATCACGCACGAAGCGGCCCTCGCAGAGCCGGCATATCTCGAGGGTCCGGCTGGTCCTCTCGCAGCGTTCGACGGTGTCGCATGGGTGACGTCCACCGCCCTCGACGCAGGGATAGTCCGGCAGCAGTGGGTCGTTCAGGATCATGCTTCTACGGTACCTGATCTCCGGCGGATTGCCACCAACGCACAAAGGCCCGAGCTCCGCCGCGGTGTGTCTTGCCGGCGCAGTGCCAGACGCCGGTCGAGGCGTAGAAGGTCGCCCGGGGTTTACCCTCGGCCTCGAACAGCATGGCGTAGGCATCGCCCTGGCTCAGGTAGCGAAAGTCGACCCCGCACTCGTGAAGGATACGCTGGTTGCGTGCGACGTTCGAAAGGTGGACGTTTCGCCGCTTCGCCTTCCGCAGTCCCCAGGCCGGGGTTTTATTTTTATTCGGCGCCGGCATTTAATTCTTTTTTCGGCGGCAGCCACGACGGCCGGTGCTCCTGCATGAGCTGTCTGGCGCTCTTGTAGCGCTGCCCGTCGGCCTCGGGTGTCGGCCGGTAGGTGTCCGCCACCGGTGGCACCAGCGACGGACGAAGCTGCGCGGCGTTCGGTCGCCAGGACCTCGAGCTGACCGGTCGCGGGTCCGCGCCCTCGTACCACTCGAGCAGGACCTCGCAGACCTGGTCGGGGTCGAATTGGCCGAGCGCCTCGACGAAGGCCAGACGCTCCGACTCGCCAAGTGTCGGCGAATGCCACAGGTCGGTATAAAGCTGGACCACGCGGGCCGTCTGGTCAGTCGTCCAGGCCATCGCCGTTCAGCGCCTCCGCTCTTGCTCGTCGTCGCTTTTCAAAAATAGGATGT